GCACAGCCACAGGCGAGGATACAAAAACTGCTACCTACGTAAACACAGCAAGCGTTAGACAAGCCGCGATGATCTTGGCCGTAGATATTTGGCAGGCTCGCCAGGTATCCCAGACAGGCGGCGTAGGACTTGATGGCTTTAGCCCATCGCCCTACCGCATGGGCAACAGCATGATAGGCAAAATCAGGGGGCTTATTTCTCCGTACCAAAATCCGAATAGCATGTGTGGATAGATGCCTACCGCCGCGATTACAACGTTGCGTAGCACGATCGCAACAGCACTAACCAATGCTGGAGTCTGGTCGGTATTCGCATATCCACCTGCCACGATCTTGGCTAACAGCTGCGTAGTAATCCCAGCCGATCCATACCTAACGCCTAGCAATAACAGTTATATAACTATTTCGCCTATGGCTAATTTTAAGATTTTGCTAACCGTGCCAATGTTTGACAACCAGGGCAACCTGCAGGGCATCGAGGATTTTATCGTTGCGGCTTATACAAAACTAGCAGCATCAAACCTTGTATTTAATATAACCAGCGTTAGCGCGCCCGGTGTATTAAATGCTGATAGCGGCGATCTATTAACCGCTGAATTCAATATATCCATACTAACGAGCTGGAGTTAAACATGTCATACACAGATGAGGATATTGCCTTCTTGATTAAAATTGGGCAGATCACAGAAGCACCAAAAGATACAAAACCTAAAGCACCTGCAACCGAGAAAACAGAGGAATAACTAAATGGCCGTATATTTAAGCAATACCGTTGTAGTAACGCTGAACTCAGTAGTTCTATCAGATCACGTTACAAGCGCAACAATTAACCGTGTATTTGATGAACTTGAAGTAACTGCTATGGGCGATACAGCTCATAAATTCGTTAAAGGTCTAGAGGCCAGCACAATTACTCTAGATTTCCTAAGCGATACAGCTGCAGCAAACGTAAACGCAACGCTACAAGCTGCATGGGGTACAACAGTACCTATTACGCTAAAGCAGACAAGCGCAGCAGTATCAGCTACTAACCCGCTATACAGCACAACAATTTTGGTGAACAACACCACCGACATTAACGGTGCTGTTGCTGATATTGCAACTCAGAGCATTACATTTACTTGTAATTCACCAATCGTAATTACAACTACCTGATAAACAGAATAGGGGCTAACAGATGGCTAAGTTAAAAGTTACTAAAGTAGATGGCAACGTATCTGAGCATCAGATAACACCATCTATCGAATACGCGTTTGAGCTGTACGCAAAGAAAGGTTTTCATCGTGCTTTTCGTGAGGATGAAAAACAAACAGATGTGTACTGGTTGGCGTGGGAGTGTTTAAGAGCTGCAGGCGAAACCGTGCCAATGTTCGGCGCACCGTTCTTAGCAACACTTAAAAAGGTTGAGGTATTGGATGATGACCCGGAACTATAGGGCGTGACTCGTTTACTTACTTGATCGCACGGATCAGTTTGGAAACGGGCATCGCGCCCAATGATTTACTAGCACTAGATAGCAGGATGTTTCAAGCATTACTACAGGCTATGAAAGACAGATCAAAGGAGATGGTAGATGCTCAAAGTAGAAATACGCGGAAACGCTGATCTGAGCAAAGCCCTACGGACCTTTGCCCCTGATCTAGAAACTGCGCTACGCACAGAGTTAAAAGCAGCTTTAGAGCCTGTAGTAAAAAAGGCCCGAGGATTTGTACCTAGCCAATCCCCTATGAGTGGTTGGCAGGCACGATCCTTTTCCGAAGCGCGTTTTCCTGTATTTAACTACAGCACAATTACTCGTAATATCGTGCTAGAAAACAAAGTAAGCAAGCGCGACCGCAACGGCTTTACATCGCTGGCTAGAATTGTAAACAAGTCACCAGCTGGTGCGATTTATGAAACGGCTAGACGGCCACAGAAATGGGTAGGGCCTAGCGCATCGGGTTCGTCTAAAGGCGTTAGCCGATCAGTAAACCCTAAAGCAGGTGCTAAGTTTATTGATAATTTAGGGCCAGTTACATCAAGCCTTAAAGGACAAGGCCGCTTTATATTTCGGGCATGGGCTGAAAGCCGTGGCGTAGCAGAAGGCGCAGCTAACAAAGCCATAGATAAAGCTACTAGAGAATTTTACAAGCGTAGCCAAAAACAATCATTGAGTAGGGCCGCTTAATGGCATATCCCGATATTAAATTAGGTTCTAGCTTTGATGCTAAAGGTTTTAAGCAAGCTGAAACAGCCACACAAAAATTAACAAAAAATGTTAAACAATTAGCTGGTGCTTTTGGTGTGGCTTTTAGCACTAAAGCTATTGTTAATTTTGCTAAGGAATCTGTTAAAGCTTTTGCCGATGATAATGCTGCCATAATTATTCTTAAAAAGAACTTAGAAATTTTAGGTTTGGCTTATGCAAATCCTAATGCTGAAATCTTTTTAAACAAGTTAGAAAAACAAGCAGGCATTTTAAATGATGAACTAAGACCAGCCTATTCACAATTAGCAAAAGTAACTTTATCAGCTATTAAGACACAGGAGTTACTGGCTTTAGCTGTTGATCTGTCTCGATCAACTGGTCTTGATTTTGCAACAGTAATTAACACTTTAAGCAAAGCTTATATGGGAAACTATAAAGGGTTAAAACAATTAAATATAGGATTAACTGATGCTGAGTTAAAAACAAAAGACTTTGCTGAAATTCAAGCAATACTTATTAAACAAAGCTCAGGCGCGGGCAAAGCCTATATGGATAGCTTTGCCGGATCAATAGATAAATTGTCTATAGCATCATCTAAGGCTAAAGAAATTATAGGCGAAGGCCTAGTAGATCTTTTTGCTGATCTGGCTGGAAATGGCGATATAAATAAAGCCACAGATAACATTAATGAACTTGCTACAGCAGTTGGTACTCTATTAAAAGATGCTAGTGAACTTACCTTACTTGATTGGATATCCACTTTTGTTACTGGAACTATTACTCAGGAAACCTTTAATAAATTAAACCAAAGACCAGGTGGCGGGTTTACTGATTCACAAAATGCTGCTCGACTTGCTGCTCAGGAAAAGGCTGAAAAAGATGCGGCTGCGCGTGCTAAGGCTCTTGAGGCTGCTCGAGTTGCTCTTGAGAAAGCTCGACTAGCTGCTGAGAATAAAAGAAAAGCAAAGGAAAAGGCTAGAATTTCGCTAAACAAGGCCGCTGCCGTATTTGATTTAACCAAGATACAGATAGCAGCTGCGCTAAAAGCCACCTACGATAAAGATGAAAGAACACGCCTATTGGCTTTGCAAGAGATTGAAAACGATAACGGCGAGGCTGCCCTTAAACACATAGCTGAGTTAAAATTGCTAACACAAGAACAGCAAACTAACAAGTTAGCCGGGATAACCGAGATTAGCCAAACCGAATTAGACTCAATTAACCAAATATTACTTAAAGAATTAGCACGCATATCATCTACAAAGATGACACAAGAACAGGCAGATGAAGCGCGTGCTGAAGCTTACAGACAATACAATGCAGCTATAATTGCATCAGGTGGCTTAGCTGAGGCTAATTTTTATACTGAGAAAACACAGACAGATTTATTAAAAATAGCAAAATTAGCAGCCTTGCATGATGTGGCAACAGCTCAGGCCACGCTAGATATTCTCAACTACACTTCACAAACAGATATAATTGCCCGTATTGCAGCTGCTCAGAAAATAGCAGACGATACTAAAATGAAGGATTTAAAAGATTACCTAGCTTTACTAGGTACAGCAGCAGGAGTAATTGCTGGGTTACCAGGTGGTCCATCTATAGGAAAGGGTACAGCTGAGGTTATACCTAGAGTTTTTCCACCTGGAGTTGGTGGCGGCGGCCAACCTATTCCACCTGGCTATGGGGGCATCTTTGATTACCTGCCACCTGCAGGCTCAACAGGATCATCAAACAGCTCAGTAACAGTCATAGTTGAAGGCTCAGTATTAGATGGTAATGATTTTGTAGAAATTGTAAACGATGCATTACTAGATGCTAATAGGCGAGGTTTATCTCGTTACCCTGCTGGGTTCTTGCCGGATGGTGGATAATGACAATCCCAGTAATTAACGCGGTTATTAACTTTAGTACAGGCCCAGGCTTTGCCCCGGCTTTTATAATTGGTGAAGGTAAGTTAGGCACTAATATTTTGGCAGACTCAGCTGCCGTTATTGTAGATGTAAGTAACGTGGTCGATAGCGTAAGCACTAAACGCGGTCGATCAGCTACAGCCGATGAGTTTCAAACTGGCACAATGACCTTACGCATTGTGGATCAGACAGGCGCGTTCAATCCCCAAAATTTGAGCTCGCCCTACACAGGCCTACTTGATCCCATGAAAAAGGTTTCAATAACAGCTACATGGCAAGGCGAGGTATATGACATATTTGCAGGTTTTATTACTTCATATACAACCACTACGCCACGCAACGCAAACGATGTCGTATACACAACCATTACGGCAGTCGATGCTACGCGCTTGGCACAAAATGCCCAGATCAGTACCGTTACAGGTGCTACAGCTGGCGATCTAAGTGGCACTAGAATTAATCAAATATTAAACACGATTGGCTGGCCATCATCTGCCCGTGACGTAGATGCCGGGCTAACTACACTTCAGAATGATCCAGGCACAGCCCGTACAGCCTTAGCAGCCCTGCAGACAGCCACTAATAGCGAATATGGCGCAATCTATGTGGGAACAGATGGCTCGTGGGTGTTTCAAGATCGAAATGTTACAACCGCAAGCATCGCTGGTACACCTACAGTATTTAACGATAACGGCACAGATATTGGCTATGCCAATGCCGTATGGCGATTAGATGACACCCTTGTATTTAACCAGGCTAACGTGAGCCGTGCAGGTGGCAGCGTTCAAAACGCAACAAATTTGGCCAGCGTCGAGAAGTATTTTGCCCATACTTACAATATTCAGAACTTACTTATGGAAAGCGATGCCGTAGCTCTGGACTATGCCCGTGCTTACGTTGCCAGCCGTGCTGAAACCAGCGTTCGATGTGATGCCATTGAGTTAGACCTATACACAGATAACTATGCCAATGGAATCGTAGCCGCGCTTGATCTTGATTTTTTTGACCCGGTGACTATTACTACTAACCAGCCAGGTGCATCTACTCTTACTAAGACCCTACAAGTATTTGGCGTGGCTCATACAGTTACCCCTAATAAATGGCGTACGACCTTTACTACACTTGAACCCGTCATAGACGGGTTTATATTAAACTCAACCCAATATGGCGTACTTGATACGTCTGTATTAAGTTACTAAGGAGATAAAAAATGGCTGCTGG